TCGATGCGCTGAAAGGCGCCGACTATAACCCGCGCAAGATTGACCCTAGCGCGATCGAACGACTGTGCGAGTCGATCCGCGAGATTGGCGTTTGCAAGCCGATCATCGTGCGGGGCAGCACCATCGTCGCAGGTCACCAACGAACCCGCGCACTTCGTGCCATGGGCGTGACGCACGCTCCCGTGTTCCAGCTCTCGTCTGACACGACCGTCTACGACGAGGTGCGATTCAACCAGCTCCACAACGGCACCGACCTCGACCTCGACGAAGAATCGGTGACGATCAGCACCGAGCTGACAGGCAAGACCGGGTTCGTGACGATCGAGCCGGATGACGTGGTGGGCGACTTGCTCTCACGGGGCGCAAAACTCCGTTCGGAAATCTGCCGCCTCATGCTCAGCTATGGTGCCTGGGGAGCCTGCGTCGCGACCGACGACGGCGAGGTGATCCACGCGGCGCAATACGCTCTGGCTTGCAAGATGATGCACAAGCCGTGCCTCGTGTTCGTGCTGCCAGCCGCGATGAAGTCAAAGGCGCGAGGCTACCTGTCGTCGCAATATGGCGTGTTTTCCTACGACCAGATCAAACGGGACACGTTCGTTCAGACGTTCGCTCAGATGTTCCGGCTTCGTGGTGGGAAGAAGGACAACGAGTCGCCGACCTACGAGAAGCTCGTGCTCCCCTGGCTGAAAAAGAACCCGACCGCACGCGTGCTCGATTTCGGCTGTGGACAGGGTGACTACGTGCGCCGACTACGCGCCGAGGGTTACGACATCACCGGGCTGGAATTCTTTCGCCGCAAGGGTGACGCCATCGACGTGGATCAAGTCAACCGCATGGTTGACGGAGTGATTGCCAAGCTCAAGGCCGGACGGTTTGACGCGGTCGTGCTCGACTACGTTCTCAACTCCGTGGACTCACAGCAAGCCGAGGAGGACGTGCTCAACTCCATCGACGCATTCTGCCGTGTGGGTGGCACGTTGTTTTTCTCCGGCCGTTCCGCAGGCCGCGTGCGTGACCTGCTACGCCATCGGCAAGCCGCCTACAAAAAGCAGATTCACCGCAACGTCGAGTTCCTCGATGAGAACGGCCTCACCGCGCTCTACCGGAAAGGCACGTGGTTTTTCCAGAAGTTCCACGAGCCGGAAGACATCGACCGCATGTGCCGAGTAAGGGGATGGGAGAAAACAACACACAGCACGACCCCGATAGGTTTTAATGTTCAAGTGCAAAAAAACCGTGACATCCTCGAACTTGGCGTCATAGTTGAATCGCTACGCCGCGAGTTTGACATGCCAATCAACCGCGCTGGTCGCACGCTTGGACGTGCCGACGACATAGAAAAAGCCATCCGATCATGCCAACCATAACGATACGCTCTGACTCCCCGACCCTGAAAGGGTTCCGATACTTCTGGCTCAAACGTGTGCACGGGTTCGACCCCGCACAGCATTGTGCCCGATGCCTCAAAGGTCACTACGTTGACGCGGTCAACGCGACGATGGTGACGAACAAGCCGATCCACATCGAAGCTGATCCCGGTGACTTGCTCTACCTGTGCGGAGTATCGGCTCCTTACGTGTGGGCGCGGAATTTCCACTTGGCTCTGATCGTCGAGCACGGAGGCCTCGTGCGAACGACCGCCTACACAAGCGACGTGATCGAGATCAACGGCTGCGACTTGATTTCCTTCGATGACGCCGAGGCGCGTCGTCGATTCCCTGACAAGGGCGAGGCGTTTTTGTCCTGCCGAAACTTCCAATTTGGAGCCCACCACTTCCGTGAATGACGCCCCAGCAAACGCCGCGCAGATCACTCCCGAGCTTGCCGAGAAGGTCCGCGCGGCAACCATCAATAACATTTTGAAAAAGATCAAAGGTGGCGCGACACCGACCGCGCACGAAACGAAGCTGATCGAGGACGCTACTGCCGCACAAGGCATGAGCGACATTCGATCCGCGACGTGTGGCGTGAAGGACCTCGCCGAGTTGTTCGACTACACCACGCAGCGGATCGATCAACTCAGCGACGAGGGTGTCGTCGTCAAACGCTCACGCGGAAAATACGCGCTATGGGAATCCCTCAAAGGTCTGATCCGGCACCGTGATACGAAGCGGAAAAACCAATGGGACGGAGACCCCGAGAGTGAAGACGGGCAAAGCTACGAAGCGCACCGCGCCCGGCTCACTGCCGCGAAAGCCGACGTCGCCGAGATTGCTGCCGCCATTGCCAAGGGGCAAGCGCACGACGCCGGAGCAGTCGAAGCCGTCTGGACTGACATGCTCATGAACTGCCGCTCGAAGTTACTGGCACTACCGACGCGCCTCGCTCCAAAACTCCGCAAAGAAACACAGCTCAACTCTGTCCGCGAAATTTTAGAAACGGCCATTCATGAAGCACTGGCCGAACTCGCTTCCTATGATCCCGCTCGAATTACCAACGAATACCTTCAGACGCATCGGCTCGATGTGGCTACCTCCCCCGAAGTGGACGGTAAGCCAATGGGCTGACAACCGTCGGCAGTTGTCTAGCGAGGCCAGCGCGGAACCGGGCCAGTGGGACACTTCGCGAGCGGAGTATCAGCGGGACATCATGGACGCGTTCAACGATCCTTCCGTGGAGGACGTTGTGTTCATGTCGTCGGCACAGGTCGGCAAGACCGAAGTCCTGAACAACATCGTAGGGTTCTACATGGACTTCGATCCATGCCCGATCCTTGTGGTTCAGCCTAACGAAAAGCCGATGGGCGAAGCATGGTCGAAAGACCGTCTCGCGCCGATGATCCGCGACACGCCATCGCTTCGGACGAAGGTGTCACAGGTCAAGACGCGGGACAGTGGCAACACGATTTTTCACAAGGTGTTCCCAGGTGGACAGTTGTCGATTGCGGGAGCCAACGCCCCGGCTGGTCTGGCGTCCCGTCCGAAACGCGTGATCCTGTTCGACGAGGTTGACCGCTACCCTGCGAGTGCCGGCACCGAAGGTGATCCGATCGAACTCGGCAAGAAGCGTTCGACGACGTTCTACAACCGGAAGCACGGACTGTTCTCAACGCCGACGATCAAGGGACGGTCGCGCATCGAGAAGGCGTTCGACGAGTCCGACAAGCGTTACCGCATGTGTCCATGTCCGTGCGGGTGCGGTGCTTCATTCCGGCTCACGTGGTCCATGGTGGTTTGGGGTAAAGACTCCCCCGCGCAAGGCGACCCGGAAAAAGCGGTCTATCAATGCCCGGAGTGCTCCGGCTACTTCGACGACCTGCAAAAAGAAATCGCCGTTCACAAAGGGCGATGGGTAGCGACCGCGCCATTCAAAGGCATCGCGGGATTCCACCTGTCGGAATTCTACTCGCCATGGCGGACGCTGAAACAGATCGTCGAGTCGTTCCTCAAAGCGAAGGGCGATCCGTCGCGGATGCAAGTGTGGGTGAATACCACGCTTGGCGAGACGTTTGAGGAAGTCGGCGAATCCATCAACGAAAACGAGTTGCTCGAACGGGTGGAGGAATACAACGCCGAGGTTCCGGCGCGTGCGCTCTACATCACGGGTGGTGCGGACGTTCAGCCGGATCGTATCGAGTGCGAGTTTGTCGCGTGGGGTGCTGGCGAGGAATCGTGGTCTATCGGCTACCACGTGATCCACGGAGACGTGGACATTCCCGAAGGCTCACCCGGCTCACCGTGGACTCACTTCACCGACCTCATCCGCAAGCGGTTCAAGCACGAGAGCGGAATCGAGCTCATCGCCGAGGCTGTCTGTCTGGACTCGGGCGGAACGGGAGAAAACACGCAGTCGGTCTACAACTACGGAAAGCGTCACAAGGGCGACCGCGTGTTCGTGATCAAGGGGCGCGGTGGTCCTGGGCTTCCGATCATCGGTCCACCGAACCGCAAGAAGACGGGCAAGGTGGCGCGGAAAGTGGACCTCTACATCGTAGGCACGAACAACGCCAAGGCCGTGGTGATGAAGAGATTCAAGATCGCCGAGCCGGGCGCGGGTTACTGCCACTTCCCGACGGGGCGCGAGGATGACTACTACCGCCAACTCACCGCTGAGAAAGCCGTGACGAAGTTCGTGAAGGGCTTCCCCGTCATCGAATGGAAGAAGGACAACAACCGCCGGAACGAGGCTCTTGACTGCCGCGTCTACGCGTTCGCCGCGCTGGTGCTCAAGACCCCGCAGTTCGACAAACTCGCCTACCGCATGAAGCTCGCCATGGATCGACGCCGCGCTTTGAAAGTCGAAGTTGTCACCGAGCCTGCCAAAGCCGTTGAAGCCGAGACAGTCAAAACCCCGCTCGCCGAAACTGCCCCTGTCGAGGATAGTCCTGCCAAGGTTCGACGTCCTCGCCGACGGCTTGGATTCGTGAAAAATTGGTGATCATGACGAAGGGAGAAACATTAAAGCTGACAGTTGACGACACATTGGCTGTGTCCGTCGAGTTTAAGTTCGGTGGTCCGCAGACGCGCACTGTTGCCGCTACGAAGACTGGCACCGAGTTCTCTATCTCCGCAGACACCGCCGCCTGGAATGCTGGCGTCTACGCTTGGCAGGCATGGGCTACCTACGCGGGCTCTGTGAAGGCAATCATCGCGACTGGAACCCTTGATCTCGCCGACGTGCTCGGTGTCGGTGACATCCGCTCGTCTGCTCGCAAGATGGTCGAAATGATCGAAGCGATGATGGCTGGCAATGCCTCCGAAGGTGTTCGCCGTTACCGCATCAATAACCGCGAGCTTGAACGCTACTCCGTGGCGGAACTCCTGCAACTGCTCTCCTACTGGAAAAACCAAGTGAAGCGAGAAGAACGCCGCGCCGCTGGGCTGTCGTCGCTTGGTCCCCGAATCTCTGTCCGCTTCTAACCATGGCTCTACTCGATCTTTTCCGTTCTCGCCGTTCTGCTCCCGCGCCCGTGGAGGCTCGCCCTGTCATGGCCGCGCTCCCACCTAAGCGCAGCGAGTCGCAGTCCGTGACGGTGCAGCCAACGCCGACGAACGGACGCCCACGGCATCATGGCAAGCGGATTTTTCAAGCTGCCGGAAACGGTCGCCTTGAAGCATCGTGGGCATCCACGCCAACATCAATCGACGCGTGGATTTACCAGCACTGGAACACGATCACCGCTCGCGCTGCCGAGCAGGCTGAGAACAACGACCACGCCCGGAAGTTCGTGCAGCTCTGCCGCGACAACATCGCCGGGCCTCATGGTTTCACCTTGCAAGCTCAGGTCAAAGACCCGAACGGCACGCCTGACACTCTGGCATCGTCGGCAATCGAAGCCGCGTTCGAGGAGTTCTCGAAGCGTCGAAACTTCTGCGTCACTCGCATGTCGTCGCGCAAAAGCGTGGAACGTCTCATGGCAATGACGCTGGCAAAGACTGGCGAGTTCATCGCCGTGGCTCGCTACGGTCGGAACCTCAACAAGTTCGGGTTCGCCGTCCAGATCATCGACCCCGTGTTGCTCGATCCCGCTCACTACCAAGACCTGGGCAATGGTCGCACGATCCGCCACGGCATCGAGTTCGACGGAAACGGTGCGCCCGTGAACTACTATTTCCGCCGCATGGACGAACGGCAGGTCGGCTACATCAAAGGCGCTGCCGGAGAATACGACGTGGTTCCGGCTGACAACGTCTGTCACATTTTCCTCGAAGAATCCGTTGGGCAGAAGCGCGGACTCTCGTGGATGCGCACCGCTCTCTGGCGTATGCGCATGCTCGGTGGATTCGAAGACGCGGCACTCGTCAACGCTCGTGTTGGTGCTGCCAAGATGGGATTTTTCCGCGACCCCGACGGTGAGAACGAAGACGAGGATATTCCCATGGAGGGAGACCCCGGCACGTTCGAGGACATCGGCAACCGCGAGCTGGTCAACTGGAATCCGCAGTTCCCCGAGCAGTCGATTGACCCGTTCACCAAGACGCTCCTGCGCTCGATCTCGTCTGGCTTGTGTGTGTCCTACAACAACCTTGCCTCCGATCTAACGGCGGTCAATTTTAGTTCGATCCGTCAAGGCGCACTCGACGAGCGTGAGGTCTGGAAAGGCCTGCAAGAAATGTGCGTGGAACAGTGGTGCGAGTGGCTCTACGACAAATGGCTCGAACGAGCCTTGCTTGCCCAGGTCATCACCGTCGCGAACAAGCCGCTCAAGTTCGAGCGCATCGAAAAATATCGCACCGTCGCTTGGCGTCCGCGTCGCTGGGGCTGGATTGATCCCTCCGCTGAAATGGCTGCGAACGAGAAGGCGATTGCAATGCGCCTCAAATCTCGCACCGAAGTCATCGGCGAGACATCCGGCCGCGACTCTGCCGACGTGTGGGAAGAAATCTCCCGCGACGACAAAGACATGGCCGCGCTTGGCGTCGTGCCTGAACTCATGGCCGGGTCGCCCGGCGCAAACACTCCACCTCCAAACAACGAAGAATCATGAACCGCATTCCGAATCCTAATCAAGCTCACAGCTCGATCTCTACAACTGGCACAGCGAGCACGCTCGCCGCGCTCGGTTACACCTACAACGCCGCGACCGACGTGCTGTTGATCCAAGCCGTGGGTGGCGACGTTCGCATGACGCTGAACGGCACGAATCCGACCGCCTCGCTCGGGCTGAAAATCGCCGACGGCGCGACGATCGAACTCGGTGTCGAAGAAGCGAAAGTCGCGAAGTTCATCACTGGCACCTCCGCTCCGAAACTCGAAATCGCCGCATACGTCCAATGATCTTCGCCCCTGCAATCCTGCGCCCTGGCATCTTCCGGAACGCGTTCGGAGCCGGTCGGTTTGCGTCGCCTAGCAACACTGACGAGCTATCTCTCGACATCCAGTTCGCCGCTGACAAGTCGTTGACGGCACGGCGCGGCCCGACTCCTACCTTCACCCGTGCGAGCACTGCTACGTTTGTCGGAAGTGATGGGCTGATTCAGTCCGCCGCAATCAACGCCCCACGCTTCGACCACGATCCAGTTACGCTTGCGTGCAAGGGATTGTTGATTGAAGAGAGTAAGACAAATTTTGTAATTAACTCTGATTTATATTTAACCTCAACCCCTACAAATATCACCGCAACAACAATTACGGGAACTTCGGTGACTGGTTCAAACCAGATTAGGGAGTTGTCACTTACTTCGTCTGGTGCTTTTACTGGCGTTCAAGCTAATCTCACAGGAACAGGAACAGGAATCAAGACTCTATCTGTTTTCATAAAAAAACCACCAGCTAACGCCGCGCCATATTTTACTATCGGCTTTGCATCAGCAACTAGTGTGTATGCTGGAATACAACTCACAATGTCAGGATCAAGTCCTGTTGTTAGCGTAACAAGTACGGCAATTGGCGGGTTTTCTGTTGTTTCAAGTTCAATTGAAGCTTTTTCAAATGACTGGTATCGTGTTTCAGTTGTTGCGAGCGGAGTTCCAGCTTCTTGCTTCCCAACTTTTTATCCTTCCAATGCGGTCTGGAATGGGACTAGCGATATTAGGCAAACGCTTACAGCCGCTGGCACAAATTTAATTTATGTATTTGGAGCGCAGGTAGAACTAGGCTCATTCCCCACCAGCTACATCCCGACTACCACAGTAGCCCTGACCCGCAGCGCGGATGTGTGCAGTATTACTGGGAGTGATTTCACGAGCTTCTACAATCAATCTGAATGGACATTGTATGCCGATTTGTCGGGATTAATGAGTGAGCCTCTAGGTGGACAGAGGCCATTTGTTGCTATTTCTGACGGGACCTACAGTAATTTCTTTTCAATCTTAAAGGCTTCAGGTACCGGTTCATTCCAAGCAGAAGCACTAACTAGTAGTGCGCTTCAATTCCGTCTAGGGAATGCTTACGCGCCATACACACGTTACAAAATTGCACTTGGAGCAAAGACTGATAACGCTAATGCCTCATACAATGGAGTGCTAAAGATAACCGATACAACAGTGACTATGCCAAGCACTATGAACAGGTTAGAGTTTCGTGATCCAACAGGTGCGGCTGCGGGTCATCCGTCTTTTCACATCGCATCCATCCGCTACTACAAGAAACGCCTACCCGACGCAAAACTCCAATCCCTAACATCATGACCGGCTTACTTCTCAAGTTTCCCGACATCGATACCGCTGGCAAGATCGGCGAGGCATTGGATTGCGCGTCTTACAGTGATGGCGAATGGACGTTTGCGACTACTCATTCGTTTGCGATTCACGCCATCGGCGAGCACTACATTTCAACTGGTGACTCCACCGAAGAAGTGCATCCCGACGGGAACTTCTGGGCAATGGTCCGCATGGTGGATGGTATCGAGACACCGGAGCAGCTCGCTCACTACATCGTGACGCGGGACGAAAGCGACATCACCCAACCACAGCATCGTTGGGCCTAGTCAAAACCCCGCTCGCGCATATCCGCTGTTTCGCTTTAACTTCCCACCGCAATGGCAACCCGCCGACATAATCCGTTCATCGCTGGCATGACGCTCTCGCGTTCTGCTAGTGGCACGTCACAGCAAGTGCATGCAGGAGAAGTCCTCCGCAGGGCGATGATCATCGACCCTGCAAACATCGCCGCCGACAAGCGCACCGTCGAGCTGACATTCAGCTCCGACATCGAGCTTGAACGCTGGCCTGGTGTAATCGAGGTGCTCTCTCACGCGTCCGACGCTGTTGACCTTTCGCGCCTTCGGAATGGCGCACCACTTCTGTTTAATCACGACCAAGATGAGTATATCGGGGTCATCGAATCCGCGACAATTGGAGCAGACCGGAAAGGCCGGGCTGTCGTTCGTTTCTCGGAAAACGATGATGCTGAGAAAATCTGGAGAGACGTTCAGGCCGGAATCCTGAAAAACGTTTCTGTTGGGTATCGCATCAACGAAGTGAAACTAACGGAAGAACGCAGCAACGGAACCGACGTCTATACGGTGTCTCGCTGGGAACCTTACGAGGTGTCCATCGTGACGATCCCTGCAGACGTGACTGTCGGCATCGGTCGCTCACTTTTTAACAAACCAGAACAAAGAAACGCAATGAACCGCGCTCAAATCATCGCCATGCTCCGTCAGCTCAACGTCTCGTTCGCCGAGACTGCGACCGACGACGAGCTTTCCGCCCTTCTTCAGCGTTCGCTTCCCGCGAACACTCCAACCCCTATCCCCGCGCCTGCCGCTCCGATCACCACTGGTGCCGAGTCTCGTGCCCAGGGTGAAGCCACCGAGCGTGACCGCGTTCGCAATATCTTCGCCGCTGGCAAGCAGTATGACGCCGCCGACTTGGCACAGGACGCCGTTGAAAAAGGTCACTCCGTTGACCAGTTCCGCGCCGCTCTGATCGACCACATCGACAAGCGCAACAAGTCCGTGGTGGACGGCACCAAGCCTGTCGGACTCACCGAGAAAGAGGCACGCTCGTTCAGCTTCGTGAAGCTGTTCCGCGCCCTGACTTGCGAGCCCGAGCAGCGCAAGAAATACAACGACGAAGCCGCTTTCGAGATGGAAGCCTGCCGCGCTGCCACCGACAAGCTGACTCACCGTTCCGCACACGGAACCGTGATCCCTACCGACGTGCTCATGCAACCGCTCGTCGGACAGCGTAACGTCACAGGTGCACAGACTGCCTCGGGTTACATCAACGCTGGCACGAACTCGATCCAAACGCTGTTGCTCACTTCGAGCTTCATCGACCTACTCCGCAATCGCTCGTTCCTCATGAGCGTGGTCACCGAGTTGTCGGGCCTTGTTGGTAACATCGACATTCCGAAGCAACTCACTGGCCCTGCCGCTGAGTGGATCGGTGAAGATGTCGCTGGCACTCCTACTGGCATCACGTTCGGTCTTGTGTCTCTCCGTCCTCGCACGATGACGTCTCGCACCGAGATCACCCGCAAGCTCCTCATGCAGAACTCGCTTGGCGTCGAAGCCTTGCTCCGTGCTGACATGGTCAAGGTGATGGCACTCGAACTGGATCGCGCTGGCCTCTACGGCTCCGGTGCAAGCAACCAGCCGCTTGGCCTCGCTGGAACCTCCGGCATCAACACTGGCACCTGGGCAGCCGCCAACGCTCCGACCTTCGCTGAGTTGGTCGCCATGGAGACGGCAATCGCACAGGACAATGCGGACGTGCAGGGCATGGCCTACGCGTTCAACGCAGGTCTTCGCGGTCGCTTCAAGACCACGACCAAGTTCGGCTCCGGCACCGAGACAACCATCTGGGAACCCGGCAACACCGTGAACGGCTACGCCACACAGGTGTCGAACGTGCTCACCAACAGTGACGTGTTCTTCGGCAACTGGGCTGACTTGCTCATCGGCATGTGGGGTGGCCTCGACGTAACCGTCGATCCATACACCCACTCCGACAAGGGTCGCATCCGCATCACGAACTTCCAAGACGTGGACTTCGCCGTCCGCCGTCCTGAGTCGTTCGCGCTGTTCCGCAACGCCTAATCAATTCAACCGGGGGCGAGTGGGAGACCGCTCGCCCCTTTTTTGTGAATCACTATGAAAATCAAAACACTCAAAGACATGGGTTTCGAAGGCAAGCACACGCCTGCTGAAACCATCCTCGAAGTCAAAGAAACGCTCGCTCGCGAACTCATCGGAGGTGGCCGCGCCATTGCCGTTGACGCCGACGAGGTTGATGCCGTGGTGGAAGCCGACGGCCCTGCACCGTTTCCCGGTGACGACACGCTCGAAGGCACGGAGCAAGAAGGCGACGAGCCTGAAGATGCTCCTGCTCCAAAACCAAGCCGCGCCAAGAAATGATCCGCGACCCGTTGTCAGTGTTCATGAAGGACTTCGCCGAAGACGAGGAAATCGTTTTCGCGTTTCTGAATAGTGACGACGAGGAAACATCCGTTTCATGCCGAGGCATTTTCGACAACAGTTTCGTCGATGGCAACATTGGCGAGACTGCGCTCGATACCACAGCACCGCGTCTCACGTGCATCGCTTCCGAAGTGGCGTCCGTGCCGCGTGAAGCAACCTGCACCGTGCGTGGGAAATCCTACTCGGTGACACAAATTCAGCCCGATGGAACGGGCTTCTCAATCGTCCAGCTCGCTCACGAATAATGGCAACCGAAGGCAACAAGTTCGAACCCGCCGCCGCGCAGAATCTTCTGGCGCTGTTCGTGTTCGACGATTGGGCAAAGGTTCGCGACTTGCTCGGTGTGCTCCAGAAAGACATGAAAGCCGCACTCCGCACTGCCGTTCGGCAGACGGGGCAATGGGCGAACAGAGAAGGCGCGCGCGGTCTGGCAAAGGCTGTGGGAGTGCCGCTCAACGTCATGCGCAAAGGACTCCGAATCAAGTTCCAGTATCAGTCCGTGAAGGGCTTCTCTACCGCCCGGCTCTGGTATGGCCTCAACGCAATCTCGCTGAAATATCTCGGCGCAAAACAACAGGTCAAAGGCGTCCGCGCACGCGGCACGACCTACAAGGGAGGGTTCGTCTCTACCGCTCTCGGAGGTCACTCATTTCAACGCGTCGGCAAAGCTCGCCTACCGATCACTGAACTCAAGCACACGGTTCAGGACAAGGGCTTCGAGTTCCTCGCGAAGTTCGAAACGCAAGTCGCCGCTCAGTTCATCACATTCTTTTTTGCCGCTCTGGACAAAGCCACGGGCCGCAATGCTGGCGACTCTCTCGCTATCGCTGGCAATCTCAACATCGCACGCAAATGATCCCGTCAACCAACATCGACTCGCTGCACACAGCGATCAAAAACGCGCTCGCCGCGAAATTCACGACGTGCGCCGTCGCGCTCTACCCGCGCCCAGGCGAGAAGATCACGACGCCCGGCATCTTGCTCGAACTCGAGGACTTGCCTGCCGACGATCCCGACGACATCGGGAGCGAGCAACTCGCCGTCGTGCTCAATTGGAACGCCTATGTCGTGCTCGATTACAAGGCGGGGAAGAAGCAGGCCGTCAAATCCCTCGCCGCTGCCGTCATGGCGTTCGTGCGGGGCAAACGCTGGGAACAGCCCGTTGGTGTTGCAAACGTCGTCGGCGCCTATCCGGACGTGATCGCCGGGCGCGAGGATGACTACGAAGTCATGCGCATCGAGTGGTCGCACGAGGCACTGCTCGGTGATGACGTGTGGGACGCCGACCAACTCCGCGACGAAGAAGGCGAGCCGATCGATCCTCCCACCGAGGTCTATTCATCGGATCAACCCGGAATCGAAAACACCTACACCGACCTCGCCGGATGCGGGTGCGACGCGGAATGAGCGCAGAACTTGGAGAGCTACAACGCCGCATGGCGAACATGTTCCGCGTCGGCAAAATCGCCGAGGTCAACCGCTCGACGGGGCGCGTCAAAGTCACGTTCCAGGGTGTGACGTCGGCATGGCTTCCGTGGATGACTTCGCGAGCTGGTGCCGTCAAAGACTGGAACCCGCCAAGCGTCGGCGAACAGGTCTGCGTGTGCTCGCCATCGGGCGAACTTGAAGCCGGATTCATCATGCCCGGCTCGATCAATTACGACGGCAACCCCGCGCCCGACACCCGAGAGAACGTCCAGAAAATCACTCTGCCGTCGGGTGGCTCCTACGAAATTTCCGTCGGCGGAATGACGCTCACGCTCGCAGGCGGAAAGCTCACCCTCAACGGCTCAATCGAAGTGACCGGAGACGTGAAGGCAGGAGCAATCTCACTGAAGAACCACAAGCACGGTGGCGTTGTCATTGGCAGCGATGACACCGGAGTTCCCAAATGATCTATGAAAGCATTCCCTGACACGATCCAACTCGAAGACGTCGGAATGGACGGCGAAAGCCGTATCTTCCGAACCCTCACACGGTTTCGGTTCTACTCCGAAAAGCACGGACTCGTCGAAGTTCCTGCCGGAACTCTCACCGACGGGGCTTCGATCCCCCGCGTGTTCTGGAACATCCTCTCGCCGTTCGGGCTCTATTTCAACGCCGCGCTTCCGCACGACTTTCTCTACTCGCCGAAGAACAAGAAGTTCAATCGCAAAGCCGCCGACGAAATCCTGCTCGAAGGGATGGTTGTGCTTGGCGTGAATCCGTTCCGACGCTTCCTAATCTACCGCGCCGTTCGTGCGTTCGGATGGCGCTCATACCTGGGGCACAAAAAGTAAGACCATGAAACTGCCGACTCAATATCAATGGCTCGAAAAAATCGAGGTTCTGCCTAACAACATCGCAAACGCACTCGAATTTTTCGGTGTGCAAGAAGTTGTCGGGAAAGGCTCTAACAAAACAATCATCTCATGGCGCGATCTACTCAACCAAGCAGGCGTTACAATTGCTGGTTACTCTGATGATGACATCCCATGGTGCGGATTATTCGTCGCCATCGTGGTTTTCTTCCGAAAAGACAACCCGCTGGAGGTCGTAAAAAGTCCTCTTTGGGCGCGGAACTGGCTCAACTACGGCGTCAAAGCGAGCACACCTGCTCTTGGTGACGTGCTCGTCTTTGGGCGTGACGGTGGCGGACACGTCGGGTTCTATATCGGCGAAGATGCGCTGTGCTACCACGTGCTCGGTGGCAACCAGTCAAACAAAGTCTGCATCACGCGCATCGCGAAATCACGCTGCCTTGGTATTCGTCGCCCGACTTACAATGTGCAGCCTGAATCGGCGAAGCGTTATTTCCTTGCCTCTACGGGAGGTGTGTCAAAAAACGAGGCGTAGCAAAATAATACTTGACGACCATCAACAAAGTGGCAGGATTCCCGCGTCATCTTGGTTGGTGGCAAGGTCTGCTCTCTTTCCGCCGTGACCGGGTTTTCCCGTAGCGAGAGAGGGCAGACCAACAAATCGCAAGGTAGTGTAACGGTAACACGTTGGGTTCATACCCCTTCACTCCGGGTTCGAATCCCGGCCCTGCAACCAGTTTTTTTGTGTAGCTAGTCATCATGCATGCACCCCGTCCGAGTCACTCCGGGCGGGGTGTTTTTGTCAGAACCCCGCTCGCCAATTTGGGGTCACTCGCGAATAGTCACGGCGATGCGCGGGACTGACGCCAAGACAGGAAAAAGACTCACCGGGATTGACCATCTACGGCAGTCGATCCGTGACATCCTCACGACTCCGCTAGGCTCACGCGTGATGCGTCGCGACTACGGCTCGCGCCTGTTCGATCTGATCGACAACCCACTCAACGACGTGACGCTCGTCGAAATTTTCGCCGCCACTGCCGAGGCTCTCATGACGTGGGAACCTCGCCTCAGAGTTACGCGCGTGCTGGCTGCATCGCTTGTGCCTGCCTCGCTCTCCATTGACCTCGAAGCAATCTACCTGCCGACCGGGGAACCCGTGTTCCTCGACGGAATCCAAATCGCATGAGTGCCTTTACACAGATCGACCTTTCCACGCTCCCAGCTCCCGACGTGATCGAGGAGCTGAACTTCGAGACCATCTTCGCCGCAATGCTCGCCGATCTCCAGGCGCGTGATCCCGTGTTCGACGCGCTCGTCGAATCCGATCCCGCCTACAAGATTCTCGAAGTCGCCGCGTATCGAGAGCTGCTCGTGCGCCAACGCGTCAACGATGCAGCACGCGCCGTCATGCTCGCTTACGCAACTGGGACAGACCTCGACCAGCTTGGCGCGTTGTTCGGTGTTGAGCGTTTCGTTCTCGTCGAAGCCGATCCCGAGGCTGTGCCTCCGATCGCTGCCGTGTTGGAATCGGACACCGAGTTTCGCCGCCGCATTCAGCTCTCGTTAGAGGGCTTCTCTGTGGCTGGCCCCGAGGGTGCCTACATCTTCCATTCTCTCTCCGCGCACCCCGACGTGCTCGACGTTTCGGCTACGTCGCCCGACCCCGGCGAAGTCCTGATCTCCGTGCTCTCGCGCGTCGGCAATGGACAGCCCACGACGACGGTGCTGAATGCTGTCAATGCCGCGCTGAACGATGACGCAATCCGACCGCTCACCGACCTCGTGACCGTGCAGGCTGCGACCAAGGTGGATTTCGCCGTCACCGCCGCGCTCTACACCTACCCCGGTCCTGACTCGTCGGTGGTGCTGACTGCCGCGACTGCCGCGCTTGACGCATATATCACGAGCGTTCGGAAAGTCGGATTCGACATCACGCTTTCTGGCATCTACGCCGCGCTGCACCAACCCGGTGTTCAGCGCGTGAGCCTCACCGCGCCGACGGCAAACATCACGATCAACGAGACCTCCTACGGTCACTGCACCGCAAAAACCATCACGCTTGCCGGCACCGATGAATGATCTGCTTCCACCCTCCGCGACTCCACAGGAACGAGCGATGGCACTTGCCGCCGCTCGCGTCTCTGATGTGCCGTCGCCGCTGCGTCCGCTGTGGAACCCCGACACCTGTCCGCTCGATCTTCTGCCGTGGTTGGCGTGGTCGCTGTCGGTCGATACGTGGTCACCAAGTTGGAGCGAGACGACCAAGCGTGCCGTGGTGCGCTCCGCGATCGAAACCGCGCGCCGGAAGGGAACGAAGAAAGCAGTCACCGACGCGTTGAGCGCCATCGGTGCAGGTGCTGTCATGACCGAGTGGTTCGACAAGACTCCCGTGGGGACACCTCACACATTTACTATTTCCATCGTAGCTCAAGACGCAAGCGTCGAAGCACAGGCGCTCATGGTCTCCGAGATCAACCGCACGAAGCCGCTCCGCTCTCACTACGATATTGTGTTCGGGGTCACTGGCACCGGGCCATTCAACATCGTTCCACTAGGCCGCTGTGCCGTATTCGTCCGCCTTGACGGTCAAGCCACTTACTAACGAAAGTCATGCCCATTAACTTCATTCTCACCAACGCCGGAAAAGCCGCCATCATCGCGGCCAATAACACTGGAACGAATCCGGTGACGATCAACCGTGTTGGCGTTGGCTCCGCATCGTGGACGCCTACCGCCGCCGCGACTGCGCTCAATACCGAGATCAAGAAAATCACCGCTATCGGTGGCGCTGCCGTCGCCGCTGACACGATCCACGTCACAGCGTCCGACACATCGAGCGACGTCTATATCGTCAAAGAAATCGGGCTGTTCCTGACCGATGGAACGCTCCTGGCAGTCTACTCGCAGAGCACGGCGATCATCACGAAGGGCGCCGATACCGTGGCTCTCATCGCCGCCGACTTGGTCATCACCGGGCTTCCGGCTGGCAGCGTAACGGTCGGTGACATCGAGTTCGATTACCCACCCGCCACCGAGACCGTGAAGGGCGTCGCTGAAATCGCGACGACTGCCGAAGCGCAAGCTGGCACCGATGACACGCGGATCATCACCCCGAAGAAGCTCCAAGACGTCACCGCCACCGAAACCCGCAAGGGAGTGGTGGAGCTGGCAACCGACGCCGAGGTGCAGACCGGAACCGACACTGCTCGTGCGGTCACTCCTGCCGGGCTGGCATCACTAACCGCAACGGCCTCTCGTGCTGGCCTCGTTGAACTCTCGACGGACTCGGAGACACAGAACGGGGCAGACGCTACGCGCGCCGTCACACCTGCATCGCTGCACTCCCGCACCGCTACCTCAACCCGAACCGGGCTTGTGGAGCTGGCGACCGATACGGAGACACAGACAGGAACGGACGCGGCACGCGCGGTCACTCCTGCGTCGCTGGCAGCTCTCACCGCAAGCACGACCCGCCGTGGACTAGTGGAACTCGCTACAACAACCGAGACAGCGGACGGCACAGACACCGAACGCGCTGTCACTCCTCAAGGTCTTCGCCTTTCGCCTGGGCACGCTCGCGCGTGGGTGGTGTTCAACGGTAGTGGCACGGTCTCAATCATCGCCAGTCACAACGTCACGTCGATCACCGACCGTGGAACCGGGCGTTACACCGTCAATTTCACAACGGCGTTCGGATCGTCCGGCTATTGCTACGTGGCTGGGGCACGTCAAATCAACGACGTCTCTGACAGTTGCACTGTGTCGCCAAGGTTAGGCGATGCAAAGAGCACTACGGCAATGCAGATCACCGTCACCGAAGGATCAGACCTACAAGACTCCACCGAAATCTGCATCGCATTCTTCGCTTAACAAAAAGCACCATGAACATCATCATTTATCAAGATCAAGACGGCTTGGCCGTTATTCATCCCGCAGAAGGCACGACTGTCGAGCAGATGGTTGCGGCCGTTCCGGCAGGCGCTCCATACGCAGCGATGCAGCACGAAGACCTGCCGGAAGATCGCTACTTCCGCGAAGCGTGGACGCTAGGGGAAACTGGCCTCGTGGTGGACATCGAGAAAGCAAAGGAAATTCAGCGAGACCACTGGCGTCGCCTACGCAAGCCAAAACTCGAAGCTCTCGATCTCGACTTCATGCGTGCACTCGAAGCAGGCGAATCGCTCGTTTCAATCGCCGCTGCAAAGACCGCTCTCCGCGACGTGACCGAGACAGAACTGTCCGGCACGCTCGAAGAAATCAAAGCCAACATCCCCGCAATTCTACTCTAACGAATACGACCATGGACCCCGCCACTGCCGCCGCACAAATCGAAACCGCCCGAGAACTTGTCGTCCCCGTCGGATGGCTCATTGCCATCATCGGCACGCTAGGTGGCGTCATTGCTACGCTTGCTCTGATCATCTGGACGACGCTCAAAGAACGTCTGTCAGTGCAGGATAAGATTATCGAGAAGTTACAGGAAGACGTTGATCGGCTCTCGAAAGGCTGCGGACATTCTGCCTGCATGTGGAAGTCGCGATAAAGTCAAAACCCCGCTCGCCAATTCATCACCTCAAATTTAACGTCACACCATGTCTGAAACATTTCTCCACGGCGTTCAGGTCCTCGAAGTCGATACCGGGGCGCGTCCAATCCGCACAGTCCGCAGCTCCGTGATTGGGCTTGTGGGTCAAGGCAATTTCGACGGCTCTCGCGGCAGTGTCGAAATCGGAACCAGCAATAGCAAGTTGCTCTATCGAGGCAAGACGAACGGCGCTTACGCTAACGCGTTCACGGTCGTCGCAACTAAGCCTGCAACCAATGGCGCAACGCTTGCTGTCTCGTTCGGTGCTAACCAAACCAGTCTTGCAATCTCGCTCGCGACCGATGGAAGCTCTGTGGCGACCAGCACGGCCGCACAGGTGGCAACTGCGATCAACGCGTTCGCGAACAGCAACAACCTAAACATCGAGGCGGTCAACGCTACCGGGTCGAATGGCACCGGACTCTATGCGGTTCACACTGCCACATCGCTGGTTGGTGGAGTAAATGACAGCTTCCCGAAAGACACTCCCGTGCTCGTCACGAATCCAAGCGGTATCGACACCGCACTTGGTGCCGACACCTACCTAGGCAAAGCTCTCGAAGCAATCTTCAAACAGTCGGGCGCACTTGTTGTCGTCGTCAATGACGGTGGTGACGGCAACGGCGACGCCACACAGATGACCGGAGTCTACGCGCTCAAGCGTGCTCAGGCTGATCTAGGCTACACGCCTCGCATCATCTTGGCTCAGACACCAGTGATCAGCATTGAGGAAATCAAATCCGTCTGCGATTCCTGCCGCGCTATTGCGATCGTGGGTATTCCTGAAACCACAGCGACCGACGCCACTCAGTGGATGGAAGATAACGCCAATGACCGCGTCTATGGCCTCTGGCCTTACGTCAACGGCAACGAAGACCCCGCGCCCTACGTCGCCGGAGTGCTCGCTAAGTCCGACAACGACAAGGGCTTCTGGTGGTCTCCATCCAATCAGGAAGTGTTTGGAATCAGCTCGCTTGATTATCCCGTTGACTTCCAACTTGGTGACACGACCAGCCTCGCCAACGTGCTGAACGAAGGCAAGGTCACGACCTTCATTCGTCAGGGTGGCTTCCGCGTGTGGGGCAACCTAACCGGGTCGATTGACGCCAAGTGGCAGTTCCTCTCGGTTCGCCGCACCGCCGACATCATCAACGACTCGATCCTCTACAACCACCTCTGGGCAGTCGATCGCAACATCACCCGCACCTACCTCGAAGACGTCTCGGACGGTGTGAACAACTACCTCTCCACGCTCACCAACTTGGGCGCTATCATCGGTGGCAAGTGCTGGCCTGATCCTGCACTGAACTCGCCCGACCAGATCGCACTTGGCAAAGTCTATTTCAACTTCGAATTCACTCCGCCATACCCTGCGCAAACTGTGACGTTCCGCTCGATCCTGACTAACGATTATCTCTCCGAACTGATCGACTAATTCACCCCAACACATAGCCACATAAAACAATGTCCGCTGCATCTAACATTCTGAAAAACTTCAACCTCTATATCGACGGCCGTGGTTACGCTGGCAACGTCGATGAGGTCCAGCTCCCCGCGCTTAACATCGTCGGGGAAGACTACCGTGCTGGCGGTATGGACGCCCCCGTCGAAATCGACATGGGGATGGAGAAACTCGAAGCCACATTCAAGCTCTCGAAGTTCGATCCCGACGTTGACAAGCTGTTCGGTTCCCCTGGCTACATCCAGCTCACATTCCGTGGCGCGGTGGAGAGCCTCGACGGCACCGTCAAGGCCGCTGTGGTGAAGCTGAAAGGCAAAATCCACGGCATCGAAACGGACGCCGCCACAGCGGGTGCCAAGGCTGGCAAGTCCTACCGTGTGCCGCTCGTCGGCTACTCCTACGAACTCGACGGAGTCGTCATCCACGACATCGACGTCTTGAACATGAAGCGGATCATCGGAGGCGTTGACCGTCTCGCCGCTCAGCGCAAGGCAATCGGACTCTAACAATTTATGGAAATCGAACTACAATTTCCGATTGATTTCGAAGGTGGCAAGCTCTCCAAGATCGAGCTTTGCCGCCCGAAAGTCGCCGACGTGGTTAAGGCTCGCAAAGGGCTGAAAGACGAGGCTGAACAAGAGGTCGCATTGATCGCGAAACTCTCCGGGCTTCCACCCGCTGCAATCGAAGACCTCGACATCGCAGACTACAAGAAGATTCAGGAAGTTCTGTCCGGTTTTTTTGGGTAACTCGGGACGACGCCATGCGCACCGTGCTGGTGCTTGCACACTATACCGGATGGTCCCGAGAAGAACTGCTAGAACTAGACATCGACGAAGCTGTCGAATGGATTGAACTCATACCTAAAAGACAATGACAAAGAATTTCGCAGCTAACTTGAAAATCGGGGCCGTCATGGGTTCCTCGGTTGGCCGCGTCTTTGGTGGCGTCAACAAGCGGATCAAAGAGCAGGAATCCGCACTCAAAAAGCTCCGAGCGTCCTACAAGGATGCAGCCAAAGGGACTGGTGAATTCACTGGCTCCCTGGAGAAGATGCAGAAGGAGATCAAGGATTCCGAGCAGGAGCTAAAACGCCTGCGTGACCTGTCCAAACTCGGACTTGGTGGCGTGATGGGCAAGGTCGGATCGACCTTTATGGGCGACGCGAAACGCCTCGCCGTTGGTGCTGGCATTGCCACCGCTGCGATTGCTGCCGTCGGCGCGTCCGTCTACTCCGTCACGCGCGGGTTTGTCGATTGGGCGGATGACATCGGCGACAGTGCCGAAGCTCTTGGCATGAGCACACAGGCACTCCAGACATGGCAGTTCGCCGCCGCGACCGTTGGTGTTGGTGGCGCGAAAATGACCGCGTCCGTCGCCCGGTTCTCCAAGGCCATCATGGAAGGTGGCGACGCCACCGATGAGACACTCGGAAAGCTCACGATCAACGCGGCACGCCTCCGCAAACTGAGCCTCGACGAGCAGCTCGAAGTCGTTGCCGAAGCGTTCAAAAATTACAAGGGAGCCGACAAAGCCGCGCTCTCCATGAAGCTGTTCGGCAAGTCCGGTTACCAGCTCGCCGGGATTCTCTCGAAGGGCAAACAAGGCCTCGATGACTTCCGCAAAGCAGGCGAAGAAACGGGCGCAGTCCTAACCGACGAAGCCGCTGCCGCCGCTGGCGAAGCCGCGTCCGTGCTGGACATGTTTGGCATCACGCTCGTTGGGCTTCGCAACACAATCGCAATTCAGTTCGTGCCTGCCCTCAAGAGCATGACGGAACAATTCATCCGTTTGGTTCGCGACAACGGCCCGAAAATCCGCGAATGGGCAACCAAGTTCGGCGCGGTGCTCGAAGCAAATGTCGTGCCGGCAATCGGGAAGATGATTGAAAAGCTCCCCGGCATTATTGACGGGGTCAGCAAGTTCGCCACCAAGCTGTTCGACGGTGCAAAAGCCGCCGCTGATTTCCTTGGTGGTTGGGACAAGCTCGCCTACGCTCTGATCGCCATGAATTTCGCGCCTACCATCGCCGCAATCGGGACAATGGTCGCATCACTCTGGACACTCACTGGAGCGACTTGGGCAGCGGTCGGGCCATGGCTCGCGCTTGCTGCCGCCGTCGGCTCGGTGATCTACATCTTCAATAACCTCGACACCGTCGGGGAGAAGGTCAATGGCTTCCTCGATGCAATCATCGGTGATGGTTACACCACCATGATGGGCGACGCGCTCAACAATCTCGTCTGGTTCATCACCGAAGACATTCCTCATGCGTTCACCGAACTTGGTAACACCATCACGACGTTCGCAACCAATGCCTCGAATGCAATTCGCGACGCGTTCGCCTCGGTCTTCGCTTGGCTCATTACTCAGTTCGACATGATCGGTAACAAGATTGCGGCGATTTGGGACAAGGCAAAAGCACTCGGCGAGTCCGTCAAAAACTTCTTTGGTTTTGGAGCCTCCGCGACACCCACGAGCGCACCCGTGACGCCTGCCGAGTCCATGCCCGACCGCTCGACGAGCATGAACCAGTCGAACAGTTTCAACATCAACGTCAACGCTCCAGGCGCGGACGGTCGCCGCATCGCAGACCAGATTCGCAACGAGTTCAATCGCAAACCGCTGTTCGACATGGACGGTGCACTTGCTCCCGGCTAACCCATGAAATCCACTCTCCTACTCCTCGGTCCGTTTCGCTTCTCCGTTGGCTCCGCTGCCTTCGACGAGTTGTCTCGTGCTTCGCGCTGGGATTGGAAGCAGGTGGATCGCGTGGGGGAAATGCCTGCCCTGCAATTCACCGGGCCACAGAACGACACGATCAGCATGTCCGGCCGTCTGACTCCCCCACTCACCGGAGGCATCGAACAACTGGCACGCATGCGCACCATTGCGGACGCTGGTCTGCCATTGCCGCTCATCGACGGCACAGGACGCGTGCACGGCATGTGGGTGATCGAGAGTCTCGAAGAGACTGGCACAAAGCACTTCAAAGACGGCTATCCGAAAATGACGACGTTCAACTTGTCGCTGAAAAAATACGGCGATGGGCGCGGCATCATCGGTGGTCTAACCAAGCTCACGAAAATCGTATCACTGTTCGGCTAATGGAATACCTAACAAAACAAGACGACATCCTCGACGACGTGGTGCATCGCTACTACGGCGACCTCGACAATCGCGCCGTCGAAATCGTGCTCGAAGCAAACCGTGGTCTTGCGGATCACGGGCCGAAACTTCCTGCCGGGCTGGTCGTCGTCTTGCCGGACCGCGTGCCAACGCAGGAGACGCGGAAGCTCCAAACTCTCTGGACGTAATGAGACCGACCTTCGCCATCACCGTTGCCGGGAATGACATCACCTCCGATGTCTCGGCTCGTTTCGTCTCGATGGAGATCACCGACACGGTGGACGAGACGAGCGACGGGCTAACGCTCACGCTCGAAGACACGACACAGGATTTGGCGTTGCCGAAGTCGGGCGCAAAGCTTGAAGTCTCGCTCGGCTACAACTTCCAGAACGTCCGGATCGGCTCGTTCGTCGTCGATGAAGTTGAGGTCGAAGGGCCACCCGATCTCGTGACCGTGACTGCCAGCTCAACACCATTCGTCACCGACCGGAACGGCGGGGGCGCGTCCTCGTTCACGTCGCGGAAAAACCGCTCGTTCGAGGGCAAGACGATCGGCGACATCGTCGCGACCGTCGCCGGGGAATGTGGCCTCACTCCCGTGGTGGACCAGACGATCAAAGACATCGTGATCCCGCACGTCTCCCAGGTCGGCGAATCCGACTCGAACCTGCTCCTGCGAATCGCCCGGCAATACGGCGCGATTCTCAAGCCTGCCGATGGTCGCATCGTCCTAGCAACCGAAGCCGGGGGACAAACAACGAGTGGCGCCTCATTAGAAATCTCAATAACCCCCGCCGACGTCACCTCATACCGAGTCAAATTCGGTGGAAAAAATCAGGGCGTCACCAAGGTGAAGGCGCGCGTGCGCAACTACCAGACGGGAGAGGATCAGGAAATCGAAGCAGAGGTGGAAGGGGCGCAGTTCGGATGAGTGATGACAATTTCAGGGAGGTCTATGGGTGGGCAACAACGCCCGACGAAGCAAAAGCCAAGGCGAAGACTCAAGCCAAAAGAATCGAACGTTCGAAAAAGCAAGTCGAACTTACCATGCCGGGCAATGCTGCAATCGTGGCGGGGATGCACATAAATCTAACGGATTTTCGTGATGGTATCAGTGGACGATACAAGGTCATTACTGTTCGACATTCATTGTCACGCTCCGGATGGACCACGTCAATAACTGGCGAGGGTGCGTGATTTCCACAAGTTAGCGCATAAATCTGCAAAGAATTGCAAATTTGTTCTTGCCATCGGAAACGAACCTGCTTAATTCGTTTTCGCCATGAACCAACCAAGCATAATTCAAGGTATGTCCAATGCGGACTACCACGCACAAACCCCGATTTCGAAGTCGGGACTCGATCTCATTCGCCGCTGTCCTTTGCTCTACAAGCATCGACGAGAGAATCCACTATTCCCCACTGACGCGATGCGCATGGGGACGCTAGTTCACACCGCGATTCTCGAACCTCACTTGCTCGCAGACCTTATGGTCGCGCCGAAGATCGACCGCCGAACCGCTGCCGGAAAAGCCGAGTGGGAAGCATTCAAGGTTGAGAGCGAGGGAAAGGAACTCGTCACCGACGACGAGTTAACCAAGCTCAACTCGATCCGCGACGCGGTGCACGCTCACCCGGCTGCGAGCCGCGCACTTGGCATGATTGCCGAAGTCGAAACCTCGATTTTCTGGACTGATCCAGCGACCGGAATCGAGTGCCGCTGCCGACCCGATGCGGTGCTCGCAAACGGCCTAATGATCGACGTGAAGACGACACGGGGTGCAAGCGCGGATTCGTTCGCGAAGTCCATCGCACAATACCGCTACCACGTGCAGGCCGCGTTCTACTCCGACGGCTACGAAGCCGCCTACGGGCAGAAGCCGAAGGGCTTCATGTTCATCGCGGTTGAGACGGAATCGCCGTTCCTCACCGCTTGCTACGTCGCGTCGGAACAGATGACCAGCCGAGGCCGCGCGGACTACCAAGCCGACCTCGTGACGTATCGCCAGTGCTTGGACACGGACACCTGGCCGGGACTGGCTGAACAGCCTGTCATGATCGATTTGCCCAAATGGGCGTGAACCTCTCCCCCACAACTACAACCAACCAAAGAAAATATTATGTCAACAACTGCAATCGCCCCCACAGGTGGCACCGCCAACCCGTTCCAACGCACCGGACTCTCTGAGCACGTTAACGCCGGAACGGTCGAAATCGAGTCCTCACGCGCAATCGCGGAGGCACAAGGCAAGCTCGTTATCGCCAAGCGGTTTCCGCGTAACGAGGCGCGCGCCTACGAGAAGATCATCGACTCGTGCAAGCGTCCCGGTCTCGCCAGCGAGGCGACTTACTCATTCCCGCGAGGCCGCGAAACCGTGTCGGGGCCGTCAATCCGTCTCGCCGAAGAACTCGCTCGGGCGTGGGGGAATATCGACTACGGAATCCGCGAGCTATCCCGCAAAGACGGCGTGTCGGAAATGGAAGCCTACGCCTGGGACTTGGAAACCAACACATCAAGCTCTCAGAAGTTCACCGTTCGCCACGTTCGCGACACTAAGACTGGCAGCTACGCGATCACCGACGAGCGCGACATCTACGAGCTGACCGCCAATCAAGGCGCACGCCGTCTCCGCGCTCGATTGCTGGCAATCCTGCCGCCCGATCTGGTTGAGGCTGCGCTCTCCGAGTGCAAGCTCACGCTGGCTGGCAAGAGCGAAATCCCGCTCGCCGATCGCATTCGTCGGATCGTCCGCTCGTTCGAGAAATACGGCGTAACAACCCCGATGATCGAGACCCGTCTCGGTCACTCGCTCGACGTGACGTTGCCCGAGGAAATCGCCGACCTGCAAGGCGTCTACAACTCGCTCAAGAACGGGATGACCAAGGCTGGCGACTGGTTCGGCAATGCCAAGCCGGAGCCGACCGAAGCAATGGACATGCTCGAAGGTGGAGCACCTGCCGAAGCCGCTGCGCCTGCGCCTGCACAGCGCACACGGACAGTAAAGCCGAAACCAGAACCCGCACCTGCGCAAGTGATCGAAACGGCCCCACAACCCGCACCAGAACCCGTGAAGGAAGCACCGAATGAACCTGCCACAGACACAGACGACGGCGACGTCTTCGGCTGATTTCCTCACCGTCACGCAGCTCGCCGAGCGGTGGAAACTCCAAGTGACCATCGCGACGCTTGCAACATGGCGAAGCCGAGGTAACGGGCCACCATACGTCAAGATCGGCGGAAAAGTTCTCTATCGCCTCACCGATGTTGAGGGCTACGAGAAGAAAAACACCCGCTCGAAATAACTCAAATCCCTGTCAGTTCTCAAATTGACAGGGATTTTTTTCTAACAAGTGAAGTGCTGGAACCATTGAAAACAAAGGGATTCAGAACAAAATGAAAATAAATAAAAATAATTATTTACAATCAGAGGGAATTTTGTAGGTTTCGTGTGTCGCCGCGCTGCGACATTACAACAACCAACCAACCAAGACCATGACTACTGACACCAAAACCAATCCGACCTGCAAACTCGTCCGCCGCCGCCTCCCACGACGCTTGCCGCTGAAAAAATCACTCACAATCGCCGCCGAAATCCTTGGCACGCTCGTGATGTTCGCCCTGCTAATCGCTCTCGCCATCCTCGTGATGGCTCTATGATCTTCCCCTACAAACAAACCAAACCAACCAAATGAAACTAACCATCGAAATACCGAACGAGCACGCTCATGCGCTGCTGTCACTGCTGGCAAACCTCACTGCCACGCCTACCGAACTCGTGGCTGATCCTTGCCCCGGACATCCCGAGCTACCGCTCGCGCCTGTGCTGGCTACCGACGACCTCGCCGCGAAGTGGGTCGCCGCCGGGGGCGACGTGCCACCGACACCGGAGCAGCTCGCCGCCATGAGCCGCATTCCCGACGAAGACCCTGCGCTTGCCGACGTGCGCTGGCAAGCGACCCCGGAGGCTACACCCGAGCCGGGGCCTTGGGATGCTTGGGACGCGGCGGAAGCTGCCAAAGACCAGACACAGCGGGTGTTGCAGTGGCCCGATCATTTGACAGCAATCGCCCTGCCAGAACTTCCAGAAGGTAAGACCGAGTGGGTCTATCGCGGAACGTTCTGCGGTCAACAGTATGACGCCATCGGCAGAGACGTTCTCTATTACAGCAGTGGTAGCGAAAAATGGGTCTTAACCTGCCATTTCTCAGCTGATCTCCACCACATCGAAGCAATCTAACCACTGAAACATCATGTCAGAACCAACCAAACCAACCGCCATTGCTATTCTCGGGGAAGGCTACACCATCACGGTGACGCCTGCCGCCGAGCAACAGAAACAAGTGATCCTGGACGCCGCTCGCCGCATCGTCGCTGTCACCGATCAAGATTCCTGCGACATCGCACAAGCTCGAATGAAGGGACTCGCCTCGATCCGCAACGCCGTGGAGGCGAGCCGCACCGAGGTCAAGAAACCAGTCCTCGAACTCGGTCGCCACATCGACGGGATCGCGAAGGACTTCGTCGCCGACGTGGTTCTCGAAGAAGCTCGCTTGTCTGGACTCGTCACCGAGTTCGCTCGCGAGCAACAGCGCAAGCAACGCGAGGCACGCGAGGCCGCTGAGCGCGAACGTCAACGCATCGAGCGCGAAGAGCACGCCCGGAAGATGGAGGCACTCCGCGCCGAGCAGGAAGCCGAACGTCAACGTATGCAGGCTGAGCGCGAGGCGCACGAAGCCGAAATGGCTCGCCTCAACGCAGCTCGCCAACAGGACGCCGCTGCCCAGGCACAAGCAGAAGCCGCTGCCGCTGCCGCTCGCCGTGCCCAAGAGGAAGCCACACGCCGCGCCCAAGAGGCACAAGCCGAGCAGGAACGCGCTGCCGCCGAAGCTGCCGCTCAATCCGCCGCTGTGGCTGTCCCTGCGCTGCCAGCACTGCCAGTGGGGGTGAAGGAAGAAATCGACTTCGAGGTCACCGACCACGCCGCGTTCTACGCCGCTTTTCCGCAGTTCTGCGAGATCGTGGTCAAGCGCGCTCCGGTGCTCGCTGCCCTGAAGAAATCGCTCGCCAAGAAGGGTGCACTCCCGACCGTCCCCGGCCTCCGGGTGTTCCAGAACCTCAAACCCAAAGGACGATGACCCAAGAAGATTTCCAAGCCGCAATCACCCGTCTGGCCCTTCACAAAATCGGGCCTCACGAAGCCGCCGCGTTGTTCGCCATTCACATCAACGGGGCAACCGCTGCCGAGATCGCCGAAAGCTGCCGCGCCATGCCCACCATCATGCGCATCCGTCTCGCTGTGCTGGTGGAGAAGAAACTCATCACCCGCCGCGTCCTCCAGAAAACCGTGACTTACTTCGTCGCGCCTGGAGGACAGAACATCATCGAACACACACTTGGAACGCCATGAAGCACACCACCAACATAACCTCCGTGACTCAGCTCTACTACGTGATTCACCGAATGCACACAGCGCGATTTATCTTCGCGCTTGGGCTGCTGTCAGTCGTTATCATCGTGGCGATGGCCTCAATCCTCTGGGGACCGTTCATGCTGACAGCGTGGTTGCTGATTGGCGCAGTATTCTTGACCGTCGTCTGCATGGTCGAATATCAAGCCTGCGACGATTGGCACGCCAAATACCTTCAATCCATCATCGAATCCGAAAACATCAAACCACTTAAAACCAATGGAAAAGTGTGAAACCTGCCAGAAAGAAATCAAACCTGAAGACGTGACCCGCGACATCTTCGGACGCGTTGAATGCCTCGAATGCTTCGACGCTGCCACCAAAGCGGACAAAATCGACCAAAACCATAGACCATGAAACTACCAGACAAAGTAAATCCTGTTCATTGTGTTACCAAAGACGACTCTCGTTACGTCCTCAAATTCATAAAGGTGAAGGGCGGTCTCGCCGTCGCTACTGATGGCAAGGCCATGCTGATCACTCAGGTGGCTGTGCAGGAAGATGACATCATCACGGAAGGGCTTGTCTCTACCGCCGCTATCAAGCAGGCGATGAAGAACAGGCACCAGAAGGGTGAGTTCAAGTTCGCCCCAAACGCCATCAATCCCGAAAACATCGACGTGGAAGTGCCGGTCAATCTTGACGGCTGCATGACCTATTATGGCCGTGGAGATATGACTTATCCAAACGCGTTGAAAGCTATTCCCGATCATGAGAGGCCATTGAGCATTTCACTGGACGCGAAATTATTAGCACAACTCGCCGCCGGGCTTGGAATGAACAGGGTGACGATCACAGTTGACGTTCATAACCCTGGCACTGGCTACATCGTCACGAGCTCGGAACAGACACACGCGTTCGCCGTGCTCATGCCAGCTCGCGACGCTGTCCAAGGCGTCGAGTGGGAACCGGCGAGAAACATCACGCTGGACATGGCACGCGCAGCACGAGACGCACAACCTGAACCCGCCGAGTCATGACCCCAATCAAACACCCGCTCTGCAACGACGTGTTGCACGCGCCTCCAGGCGACGACAACTGCACCGACCTGCACATCTGCCGTGAAGACGGCGAGGTCTGGTCATTCTGGCAACCGAACACCGAAGAACTCGCTGCCATCGTTACGGGTGGAGCTATCGCTCTCCGCGTGGCAGGTCCGACGCACCCGCCGTTGATCCTGCACGCCATGACGCCGGAGACGCGCGATCCACGCGAGAAAACCAACGACGAAGTGCGAGCGATTTACGAAGCCAACCGCGCCCGGTGCCGGAAGCTCGTCGATATAACGAAGGCTGTTATCTTCGAGCTTGCCAAAGTCACAGGCCGGAAGCACGAGCCGCTGTTCAACGAGTTCCTCGACCTAATGGCGTTGAACTTGGAAGGCAACGAGGTCGTTCGCGCCGTGACGGATTACAACCCCGAACCCCCGACGGCATGAGTGAGAAGAAACGCACCTTCCTCCGCGCCGACGCGCTGGACGTCGCGCGCGAGCTGTGCGCGATCCTGAAACCCGTCACCGATCAACTCATCGTTGGCGGGTCACTCAGACGCCGGAGACAGACCGTCGGCGACGTCGAGATTGTGTTCGTCCCTAAGATCGTCGAACGACCGATTGACCTCGTGTCCACGGCTCCCGTCGATCTTGCCGAAGAATGCATCAACCGACTCGTCACCGAAGGCGTGCTCGCCAAACGCACCAACGTCAACGGCTCGACGATGTGGGGCATGAAGAACAAGCTCGCTGTGCATGTCGATCTGGGCATGCCAGTGGATTTCTTCGCCACCCTCCCACAGTGCTGGTTCAACTACCTCGTCTGCCGAACTGGCCCGGCTGCGCTCAACGGCGAAATCGCCAAGCGAGCAATTGCCAAGGGCTGGCACTGGCAACCCTACGGCGTCGGATTTCGCACCACGTCCGGAGACATTCACGTCTGCGATTCCGAACGCGCTGTGTTCGAATTCGTCGGCATGGAATACCGCGAACCTTGGGAGCGGGACTCCCAATAATGCGGACAATGTGCGGACAAACGAAACGGCCCCGGAGTGATCCGAGGCCGCTAAGTCATTGATTTATATGGTTGCGGGGGCCAGATTTGAACTGACGACCTTCAGGTTATGAGCCTGACGGTCGTTGTCATCGCGAACAAAAACCCGCAAAAACAATCTAACAAAAACAGCCGCTTAGCATATGGCAATTTCCGTGCCGTTTGCGCTAGTATGCGGACATTCGACCCCAAATGCGGACAATCTGCGGACATGAAACTCACCAAAAGAACCACCCAAACAGCTCCCGTCGGCACCCACTGGGACGATCAACTCCCCGGCTTCGGACTCCGCGTTCAGGAGAGTGGACGGCGTTCATTCGTCGTGCGCTACCGCACCGCGAGCGGAACGGATCGGCTCATGACACTTGGCACCGTGGAGGAATTACACCCCGAGGCCGCGCGCGAAATGGCACGTCAAGCACGGGCAGACGTTCGCCACGGTAAAGACCCCGGCGCGGATCGTAAGGCGCTAAGACAGTCACCCAAGCTCGCCGAGCTGCGAGACAGACACCTTGCCGAGCACGCGGCACAGAAAAAATCCGGCACAGCTCGCAACTACGAAATCCACTGGCGTCTGCACATCATTCCCGCTCTCGGAAATCCTGCCGTCGCCGAGATCACCGAATCCGACCTGCTCGTGATCCGTCGGCGCATGGCAGCGCACCCGGTGAACTGCAACCGGGTGTTCGAGACACTCGCCAAAGCCTTCGACCTCGCCGAGCGTTGGGGATGGCGACCAGCCAACTCGAACCCGTGCCGCTGGATCGAGTCGTTCCCGGAATCCAAGGTCGAGCGCATCCTCGAACCTGCCGAGATTGCTGCCGTGTGGCGTGAGATTGACAGTCCCGACATCCTGCCGAGCGCATCCGCGCTGTTCCGCTTGCTCATGCTGACCGGGTGCCGATCCGGCGAATGGCGCACCGCGCTTTGGTCGTGGATCGACTTCGAAAATTCCGTCCTGCGATTGCCGGACTCGAAGACGGGCGCGAAGGTCGTGCCGCTGGCACCCGACGCCGTCGCAATCCTTCGAGCACTGCCGCGAACGTCGATCTACGTTCTCCCAGGCACGACAGGCGGACCAATCGGCGGACACCGGAAAATCTGGCTGCGGATTCTCGCTCGTGCAGGCGTCACCGACCGCGTTCGCATCCACGACTTGCGGCACACAGTCGGGAGTTACGCTCACCGCGCCGGAGCATCACAGCGCGAAGTCGCCGACCTGCTCGGACACAAGCAGATGGCTACGGCCGCTCGATACATTCACGGCCCCGAGTCTGAAAAACACAGCAACGCCGCGCGTGCATCGCAAGCAATTCTGAAACTTGTCAGAAAATAATTGCGTGCTGCGACCCTTGTATTTCCTTGATTTGTGAAAAAAGACGAAAAAAATCATTGCACAAGTGCAATGTTTTTCTATACTTCCCCCGCAACCAACCAACCAACCAACCATGACAACAAAACTACGCTCCATCTGGACTGCCAAAGTCGGCGACAAAGTCCACAGCTACGCCCCGAAGCACTACAACGCACGCGGCGAAATCACCGAGTTCCTCACGGGTTCTCGCGTCAATGTCCGGCTCCTGTCCGGGGAAACCGTCACCGTCGTTCTGACCGACCTCGAATTGCTCTAACCCTCCTGCACGTGAAGGCATCCGAAAAAGAATTTCTGAAACGCTTCGACAGTCTATGCCACGGCCACACCCGAGGCCGGGTCTTCCATGATTGGGTGACCATGGCGTCATCCGCGCTGATCGTTCGCGCCAATCCAAACGAGGCCGAGCGTTCGGAAGCCGAATACATGGCTCTCGTTGACCGCTACAAACCCGACGAACTGCAAGGCTTCGCGGAACTGCTAGGCATTGCAACCGTCGCACTGCTCGACGAGCCGCAAGACTTCCTAGGCTCCGTATTCATGCAAGCCGAACTTGGCAATGACCGGATGGGGCAGTTCTTCACGCCCTACCACCTGTCTTACCTGATTGCTGATTTGACCATCCATGACATCGACGTCACGAAGCCGCTGATCACCGTGCAGGAACCAGCATGCGGATCGGGTGGGATGATCGTTGCATTGGCTCACGCAGCTCAAAAGCGCGGAGTCGATGTGCAAAGCCAACTCTACGTCGTCGCCACCGACCTGTCCGAAGTCGCCGCTCGCATGTGCTACATCCAGTTCGCGGTGTCGGGTATTCCCGCGCACGTGTGCTGGGGAAACACGCTCAGTCTCGAAGTCTACCGCACCTGGGCGACGATGGCTTACTGGCCTATCGCGCACAAGGTCGCTCGATGGAAACGCGGTGACGCCGCGCCTGTGGTGCAATCCATGCCAGAACCACAACCCGCACCGACGCCGATTTCCGGACCACTGGTGCAAGCCGAACTTTTCTCTCTATGACCAAATTTGCGGGAACGTGATCGCGACTCACCGACCTCCCGCGCAACTCTCCAATTATGACCACAACAGAACAAATCGAAGCCGAAGCCGCTCTGAAAGGGTGGCGCATGTCCGCGCTCTGCAAGGCAGCGGGAGTCAACTACTCAACGTGGTGGCGTTGGAAATCCAACCGCTACGAACCACGAGCTGGCAGCGTTTCCAAGCTCCGGAGAATCCTAAACACCAAGCACAAATGAAAGACCGCCACGGAAACGAAAGCATCCCTACGGTGAAGGACGCGCACTCGCCGTCTGGACAACCGTTTTTTGCTCCCCCGAACTACGCGGATTTGCCGGACTGCCCTGTTTGCAAATTCGGAACGCCCCTGGAGAAGAACGGGAAACTTGTCTGCATCGACTGCGGGGCGACCGTCGGCACAGTCGAAAGGAGGGATCAATGATCCAGCTCCGCGACTACCAATCCAACCTCGTGAACGACGTGCGCTCAGCCTACCGATCCGGACTGCGCTCACCGCTCGTCGTCTCGCCTACTGGATCAGGAAAAACCGTGCTGTTCGCCTACATCGCCAACGGCACGGCCACCAAGGGCAATCGCGTTCTGATCCTCGTGCACCGTCAAGAGTTGGTCGATCAGACCTGCAAGACTCTCCGCGCGTTCAAAGTTGAGCACGGCGTCATTGCTGCCGGGCGCACTCCAGACCGGAATCATCTCGTGCAGGTCGCATCGGTGCAGACCCTCGTGCGTCGTCTGGACTACTTCCGACCCGACCTCATCATCATTGACGAGGCTCATCACGGCACGGCGGGATCATGGCGGAAAGTGATCGATCACAACCCGCAAGCGCGGTGTCTTGGCGTCACGGCGACTCCCGAACGGCTCGATGGTCGCGGACTCGGCGAGGTGTTCGACGATCTTCTCATGGGGCCGCAAGTCTCATGGCTCATCGAGCACGGGCATCTGTCCCGACCCGTCTACTACGCACCACCACAAGCCGCTGACTTGTCACACCTGCGAGTTGCGAGAGGTGATTTCGATCAGCGAGACGTGGCGACCGCGATGGACAACAAGGCAATCACCGGGGATGCGGTCGATCACTACGCCAAGCTGTGCAAGGGAATGCCGGCAGTCGCTTTCTGTGCGTCGGTGGCTCACGCCGAACATGTCGCCGAGTCGTTCAACGCCTCCGGATTCCGCGCTGCGACGATCGATGGGAACATGGAGAAGGAGGAACGGCGCGAGGTTGTCCGGATGCTTGGCGATGGTCGCCTGCACGTGCTCACGTCGTGCGAGATCATCAACGAAGGGTTCGACCTCCCCGTCGTGTCCGCCGCGATCCTTCTACGTCCGACCATGTCGCTCGGGCTGCACCTGCAACAAATCGGGCGGGTGCTCCGACCAGCTCCAGGCAAAGACCGCGCTGTCATACTCGATCACGTCGGAAACATCGCCCGGCATGGGCTGGCGGAAGACGAGCGCGAATGGAGCCTCGCCGGACGGAAGAAGAAGAAGAAGCTCAAAGCCGACGACGAGCCGGAACTCAACGTCCGGCAATGCCTGCAATGTTTCTGCGCTCACTCGCCTGCTCCGACCTGCCCCGAGTGCGGATTCGTCTATCCGGTGAAGGAACGGAAAATCGAAGTGGTGGACGGGCAACTCGAAGAAATCGACGTTGAGGCAATGAAGCTCGCTCGGAAAAAGGAGCAAGCATCAGCGCAAACGCTCGAAGAACTCATCGCCTATGGTCGCCAACGCGGGTTCAACAACCCGATGGGCTGGGCGAAGCATGTCTATAATGCTCGACAAGGGCGCCAAGGTGGCTATTCATCCCAGCGATAACCATGAGCACCGAGCAAAACATCCAGCAACAAATCCGGCTTGCTCTGAGCAAGACTGGCTCCCGCATGTTCCGAAACAACTCCGGCGCGTTCAAAGACTCCACGGGCCGCTGGGTTCGATACGGCGTCGCGAATCCCGGAGGCTCCGACCTGATCGGCTGGACGCCAGTGAAGGTCACCGCCGAAATGGTGGGACGCACTCTCGCAGTGTTCACCGCCATCGAGGTCAAAGGACCGAAAGGAAAAACTTCCCCCGAACAAACGAATTTTATTGACCGCGTGAAAATCGACGGTGGAATAGCGGGAGTCGCTAGGTCTGCCGAAGATGCGACGCAAATCACCAACCAACTATGAGTAACAAAATTGACTTCCAACAAATAAATGGACACGCACTCTCCGCGCTTGAAACACTCGTTCACGAATGGTTTCCCCAGGGACACAAAGAAGGCCACGAATTCAAAGTCGGATCACTCTCGGGAGAGCCGGGGCGATCCATGTCGATCAACCTCCGAACCGGTGCATGGAAAGACTTCGCATCGGACGCCGGAGGCTCCGACCCGATTTCCCTCCTCGCTGCGATCCGTAGCGTATCGATGGCGGAAGCTGCCCGAGAATTGGGGGGCAGACTGTCCACTGGGATTGCCTCTAGCGGTGTAAGCGCACCGCCGAAGCCGGACGACGCGCCGACGTGGACGCCGATCGTTCCCATTCCAGAATCCGCACCAGCTCCAACATTCCGCCACCACAAGTTCGGGCAGCACTCCAAGGAGTGGGCATACCGCACTTCTGAGGGCGGATTGATCGGCTACATCGTCCGCTTCGACCTGCCCGACGGTGGCAAAGACGTCGTTCCGCGCTGCTACTGCAAAGACGCGAACGGCAAGCGCGAATGGCGATGGCTCTCGTTTGCCAAGCCACGACCGATCTACGGTCTCGATCTCCTCGCCGCGAATCCCAAGGCTGGGGTCATCATCGTGGAGGGTGAAAAGACCGCCGACGCCGCGCGACAAATCTGCCCTGGCATCGTCGTCACGTGGCCGGGTGGAGGGAAAGCCGTGCGCTATGCCGACTTCACTCCGCTCGCTGGTCGCAAAGTGATCATCTGGCCCGACCGAGACGAACCGGGAATTGCCGCCGCGCAATCCATCGCCAAGGCACTGGCACCAATCGCCGCATCTGTCCGGGTGGTCACGCCTCCCCTTGGCGATCCCGACGGATGGGACTTGGCGGACGCTCTCGCCGAAGGATGGGACAAGGCGCGCGTCGTCGAGTTCCTCAAGCCGAAGTCCGACCCCGCTCCAGTATCAAATGATACCAGCGAGCCATACCCGCACGAACCGCCGCCGGGATGGGACGCTCTACCAGCTACTTTCATCCCACATGACGATCCCGAGCCGACGCCGCCGAAGCCGTTCTCGCGATTTGACGACCGACTCCAAGACCTGCCATTCCGTATCCTTGGATGTGACGGTGACGCGTTCTACTACATGCCCGACCGTGGGCATCAAATCGTGTCGCTGTCAGCATCGAGCCACTCGAAACCGAACCTCATGCGCCTCGCCCCGCTCCAATGTTGGGAGGCCGAATATCCGGACAGATCGGGCGCGGATTGGGACTGTGCGGTCAATGCTTTGATTCAACGCTCTCAATCAATGCCGAAGTTCGACCCTCGCCGGATCCGCGGTCGTGGGTGCTGGATCGACGGGGAAGACGTGGTTTTCCATGCAGGTGATCGACTCGTGGTCAACGGGCGTGAAGCAGAGATTCCGAACTTCCGCTCATCGGTGCGAGCCATTTACGAGGGTGCGCTCGAAATCCCCGTTGACTCGGTGGAAGTCGCTACGAACTCCCAATCCGCTAAGGTCATCGAACTCTGTGAAATGCTCTCCTGGGAACGTCCGCTCTACGGGAAACTCCTTGCTGGCTGGCTCGCTCTCGCACCTGTCTGCGGTGCTCTGACATGGAGACCGCACCTCTGGGTGACTGGCCCTTCTGGATCCGGTAAATCGTGGACGGTGGCGAACATCATCCAACCGCTTGTCGGACGCACCGCCGTGCATGTGCAGGGCAACACGTCGGAAGCGGGAATTCGCGGACAGCTCGGATCGGACGCGCTGCCAGTCGTGTTCGACGAAGCAGAATCCGAAGACCGCGCGAGCCAACAACGCTTCGACAAGGTGCTCGAGTTGGCGCGCCAAGCGTCCACCGAGACGGGCGCGGGAATCGTCAAAGGGACAGCGTCGGGAGGGTCGGTTACCTACCTGATCCGCTCGTGCTTCCTGTTCGCCTCGATTGGCGTCGCTGCCGTCAAGAAAGCCGACACGAGCCGCGTGACGGTGCTCCCACTACGGAAGAACACTGGTCCCGGCTCACAAGCGCAATTCGACAAGATCAAGGCACTATGGCGCGAAACACTGTGCTCCGATGGCTATGCAGAACGAATCCGATCGCGCTCGCTGCGATACGCGAAAATCATCCGGATCAACGCCGAGACGTTTTCCGCTGTGGCCGTCGAATTCACGGGAGACAAACGATCGGCAGACCAGATCGGGACGCTACTCGCCGGGGCATTCTCGCTCACCGCAACCAAGGAGATCACCAAGGAAGCCGCACGGGAGTGGATGGCTAAGCAGGACTGGTCGGGCTTCAAGAGCGAAGAAGTGGACAACGACGAGAACCAATGCCTCGCCCACCTGTTCGCCGCCTCGCTCAAGTTCGAGCTGCAAGGGCGGAACGTCACGCGGTCGGTATCCGAGATCGTGCAGGAGATTCTCGAAATCCCCGATTACTCGGTGCTTGAAAGCGACTGTAAGCGAAAAGAGGAGCTGTTGCGCACTCTGATCCGGCACGGGATGAAACTGTCCCCAGAAGGGCTCTACGTCGCAAACAGGCACCAAGCACTCGAAGACGTGTTCAGCGACACGCCGTGGGCTGGTGCGAAGTGGCGACTCCAGATCGAGCGCGTTCCAGGCGCGTCACCCGTCAAAACGATGGCATTCGGTACGCACATCAAGCAACGCGCCGTTCTCGTTCCCGTCGTCTGATCAGTCCCAAGTTTTGCAAAATCTGCCCGGTTCGCCACGATGCGTTCCGGGCATTTTTCATTTTTTGTTACTTTGTTACCTACCCCACCGCGCTGAAACCCTTGATATTCCAACAAAAACGGCATTTTGAAAAAGGTAACGGTAACTTTTTTCTAACGCGCTCTCATATGCGCCTGTGCGAGCGGGCGCGGGTGCGGGCGCGCATCATGTATATATATTATTATTATTTTGTTACTTTCTTATTCTAGGGGGCGAAAACCCTTTAGTGTCAATGGGTTCCGAGGTAACAAATTTTGTTACCTGCCTGTTACCTGCGTTACCTGCGTTACTTTTCGTTTTTGCGGGTTTTTGCTCGACATCTGCTCTGCTCATGCTTTGATTCACTCATGCGCTTGCCCCAATCCGTTCGTGACATCGCTGACATTATCGGGACACCCCTCGCCCTGCGTCTCGAAGCCATTGCTCGACCCGACCACAGGTCAAAGAAGCGTCGGGGCTACAAGGTGCGCATCCCAAGCGGGAACATGGGCGAAGATCATCCTCTCGTTAGCACCATCGGACGTGATCCAGCCGAGAAGCTGAGACGCCATTTCGGGGGCGAGACAATGCCTTTCCCGGCTCGCTCTGTGCGCTCCCTGAAACGAGCGATTGAAATCGCAAGGGGATCGATCGAAGGGCTAACCGTGTCGGAACTTGCGCAACGTCATGGGGTAGGCGAACGGACGGTGATCCGAGCTTTGGAGAAGGTGACTCATGCTGACATCGCTGCTACGCCATGCCCCCCTATAGGTTCTTTCTCCCCCCCGCCCCTGCGGGTAGCAAGGGACACCGCCTCTAAAGCCTAGTTTTCGCAACTTTTTTGCAATTTGGTTTCATGAACAAACTCACTCAAAAATCAACCTCCGACCTGATCCCGTTCGCGAGCAATGCCAAGCTTCACAACGAGGGGCAGGTGGCAGCTATTGCCGCGTCGATCCGCGAGTTCGGATTCAACAATCCCGTGTTGGTCGCGCCCGATGGAACGATCATCGCCGGGCATGGTCGCGTGTTGGCAGCTCGCAAGCTCGGACTGGAATCCGTTCCGGTCATCGTGCTGGCTCACCTGTCCGAGTCACAGCGACGCGCCTACGTCATTGCCGACAATCGCCTTGCCGAGACCGGGGGCGGTTGGGATTGGGAAATGCTCCGCGCCGAGCTGGACCACATCGGCGAGTTTGGCGACATCGATTTGACCCTCACCGGGTTCGACCCCGAAGACCTTCCGTCCGGTGACATGGAGTCATTCGAGATCGACGGCGACGAGCAACGCGGCGGGACTGACACAAGCTACCTCTCGTTCGGTGATCGCAAGGTGCCGCTCGACGGCGACGAACTCACGGGCCTCATGGCACTGCTCGACAACCACATGGCGAAGACCGGGAGCCCGTTCGGTTTCGCCTCAGCTCTGATCCGTAAATGCTCGATTTGAACCATCCACTCGATGCGCTGAAAGGCGCCGACTATAACCCGCGCAAGATTGACCCTAGCGCGATCGAACGACTGTGCGAGTCGATCCGCGAGATTGGCGTTTGCAAGCCGATCATCGTGCGGGGCAGCATCATCGTCGCAGGTCACCAACGAACCCGCGCACTTCGTGCCATGGGCGTGACGCACGCTCCCGTGTTCCAGCTCTCGTCTGACACGACCGTCTACGACGAGGTGCGATTCAACCAGCTCCACAACGGC